AGCAACATCTTCTAATGGTTTTCCAACTGTATGTGTAGGACCATGCTCACGTACTTCATAAGAAGGAGTGACTTTCATTTCTTTACGCATCATCCCAAATTGTCTATGTATACGTACGCTTTCCAACACACCTTCTAATTCCTCTTGTGTCGCTGTTCTATCAATTTTTGGTAAGAAAGATAATTGCTTAGTCATGTAAGACCACTCCTTTTTATTTTTAGATTACTTCTGTCTTATTGCTCCACGTCTTCGTTCATAACAAGGTCTATGCATCCCCATTAAATCCTCAATGTCTCGAGTACTTAATTTCTCTTTTCGTTTTTTCTTCTTTTTCTTCTTAGCTTGATTCGATTGCTTTTTCCATTCACGTAACTGATCCTTTAACCCCTTCATTTCCCCATCTCCCTTTTCAAAATAAAAAGGACACCTATTCCTAAAACAGCTTTTATTGCTGCTTTAATGAATTGGTGTCCTCTAGTTTTCTAGCCGGACTGTATTCTGTTTGCATTCACTTTAAAATACCAGCTTGTACAAAAATGTTTCTCCAAGCTTTATTGACTTGAAACTTCTCCACATCTTTTGCACGACGAGCAATTGCTTTTCTAATTTTTCTTTTCTTCAAAGCCTTCATTCTCCTAACCTCACTTTCTATTAAAAGGATTATTTTGTTGAACTTTAGATACTTCCCTTTCTCTCTATCCCCCAGTTCTCTATCTATGCAACCCGCATCTTGCACAGCGTTCTCTGATAGTCCACGTTGTATCTGATTCGTAATCAATAAATCAACTATGTATTTCAAAGAAGCATCTCCAACTAAACTCTTTAGCCATTTCCCTCTACCTCCTGAATAAAACTAAATATTTCGTCAATACTGTAGACAACCCATTTCGAACCATATTCCATTACCCGAGCAGTTAGCTTTTGCTAGCTGCTCTTTTATATTCCTTGTGTAAATCAGCTAACGCATGAAATGTATTGTTTTGAATAAGTCTTAAAACTTCAAATGACTCGTGTGGTGTTAGTCCCTCTTCTTCAACTAATCTTGCTAAACCCGTGATAATTAACTGTTGTCCGAAACTATTTTGATTAAATTCAACTTTCCCCATGTTTCACCCTCATTTCCTACAAAATGAAATTTTTGTTTAGTTTTCTACTCAATTACCTCAAATTCGGATGTTTGACAAAACTTTTCATGATAGCATCCAATTTGAACATCATATTCCCCATACTCATCTCGAATTATTGAATGAATTGTTTCAACCTCATCTTGATACATAACCTGATCTCCAACTTTTAAGTCCCTTATTTTTCGTATCGTAGGTTCATCAGAAATATCTTTAGTTAACTTCACCATTCCGATGCCTTCTTTCGGCTCAACCGAGTAACCCTTTTCCTGCAAAACTTTTGCGACCTCCTGCATATCTTTCCACGCTGCTGTACCTGGCCCAAACTTAATAGTCACTGTATTCATCTTTCATTCTCCTTTTCTATAAATGAAATTTTTATTAAAATCGCTTTGCTATCTCATAAACAACATCTACAGTTACGCCATTCCCGGCCTGTTTATATAATTGATTTTTTGAAGTAACTGCAGCTGCCTTTTCGAAATATGAATCCGGTATTCCTTGCAATCGCCATGATTCTCTTTCAGTGAGCCAACGTAGCTTATCATCACTAGTTAAGACAGCTTGTTCTCTAGATGTGAGAAGAGTATTTGCTACCCCCTTACCAACACGGCCCCTTCTCGTTTTACTTTTAGGTTGAGCCAAATTCACTGTGTCACCATGGTATGCAATGTTATATCCCTTCTTCGTAGCTTCACGAACAAACACTTTCCCTTCACAGATACCAATAACACAATCCTTGTATTTCTCTAAATCAACTAAATACTCGTCTGGTGTTGCGTCCTCTAAGATGTCCAACAATGAAGATTCTCGTTCTGTTTTGGTCCACTCCGCATTCGGTAGAATTGATAGTTTTCCATTCTGGATCATACCCGACTTCATCCAAGTAATCGAAAATACGGAAGAGGTCCCATCCTTTATTGACTGATAGCAAGTTCTCAACGTTTTCAAAGAATAATCTTGAGGGTTTTTTAGCTTCTTCTGTTTCCCTAATGATTCGTATAACTTCTCTAAAGAGTCCTGACTTTTCTCCTGCAAGTCCTTCTTGCTTTCCGTTCTTTGAAATGTCTTGGCATGGAAATCCTGCACACCACACATCGGCTGCTGGTATTCCTGTTCCTGTAACGTTTCTAATGTCATTTTCGGTCCATTCTCCCCTCGTATCATGCATAGCTTCATAACTTTTTCTTGCTGGCTTATTCCACTCAACCCAACCGATGCACTTGTGTCCGGCTTTCTCCATTCCTATCCGAAACATTCCGATTCCTGCGAATAAATCTATAAAAGTAAGACTCATCTTCTCACCTCGCTTTCTACTAAAATGAAGTTTTTATTACAAAACACCGGAAAGATTTTCTCGTTTACGTCTTTCCATTTCAGCATTTATTTCAGCATCAGTTGCTAATGATCTAATATAATGTGCATTGGCTGTATAAATCTTTTCCCCATCCAGATACTCACCAATATGTCCACCACCCTGATGGAATTTATCTATTCTCATAACCGCCGTATATCCTTTGTATTCGTTATATCCGATTAAGGCAACTACATCACCAACTCTGTAAGTCACACCTCTTATTTGGGTTTCTTTTATTTCATAAGATTTTTTACATTTATCACAGTAAGGTTTGTATCCTGAAATTTTCGGTTCCCTCCAAACCTGAGCATTACAACAAACCGATACTTCTCCTTTTATCCGGCTACCAAATGACATTCCTATTCCCCTTTTCTAATAAAATAGCGTTTTTATTAAGAAATCTTTTCTAATTCACGTTCAGCAAACCATGTAGATGGATGTTCTACAATGCTGTATTGCACTGCCCATCCTAAGTTGCTCGCATACCACCAATGATCAACTGTAACTACTTCACCAGTTTCTTTAATCCGAACCGTTTCTCCATCCTCAAACAAATGCTTGCTCTCGATCATCCTTTTCATCTCCCTTTCAAATAACGATTTTGTTATATTTCACCTTCATGTTTTTTTATGATATTTAAGACTTCCTCTGCATATGTTTCATCTTGATTAACCACATAATATTTAGGATCTGGATTCCGTCCTTCTTCTTCTCTCATAATCCCTATTTTCCGTACAATACCATCCAGGACTAACAATTCACTTTCAGTAGATACTTTTAGTACATCCTCAATTTTTAAAACTCCGAACTTCATATCGTCCCTTCCTTTCTTCAAAATAAAGATTTTGTTTAACTTTTATTAAATCTTGTATATAGTTTCATAGTCTTGAAATCTCTTTCATTTAGATGAGGATGCCAGGAAAGAAATTCATTAACATCCATATCTTCATACCAAGCCCTCTTGCTTTTCACGCTACTTCTTGTCCCGCCATATTTCCGAATAATACCTCTATCGCATTTTATTGTTAAAGAGGATGAAGCCACAACTCATCACTTCCTACTCAAATAAGAATTTTGTATAGTTTTACTCCTCATCCCAACGCTCAACTCTTCCGCGTGACCAAGACCAAATACCATTCTTCTGCAATGTTTCTAATTCAATTTCTACTGGAACGTAGTCATCATCTAACTGCTGACTAATAAAGTCCTCGGCTAACTCTTTTGTAGGCAAGAAACAAGCTTCACTTAAATCCATTGCGTCCTCTTCTTTTACGAAATCGTAAAATACATCTTCTTCATATTGATAAGCAAGCGCCCAAAATTTCATCTTTCATTCTCCTTTTCTTGTGCTTTTTCAATTAACCAATAAATTGTATCTGCTTCTAACATCACTAAAGGGTTACTAGTAAATGCATTTTCAACTGCTTCATCACATTTAGCCTTAATTGATTCTATTGAAGGTTCCATATTTTCCCCTTTCCTACAAAATAACTATTTTGTTAGGTTTTTATTTTTGGCTTCAATCGCCAGTAACGCTGCTTTACAGATAGCCATCGATGCAGTTTCGCAAACTGCGCTTACCTCAATATCATCTAATTGGAAATAACATTTTGTTTTTAAAGAAAATGATTCTGGAGTGGTTAATTCGAACCAAAAATCATAATCCTTTCTCATTTTCTCTACAACTTGCCATGCGTGCTCTATTTTTTGACTGTATGAAGGAATACCCGTTCTATATCTACCTTCTTTTACAATGTTGTCAGCTTTAACTTCATAACCTAATACTTGACTAGCGATCAATTTATTAATATCTATTGGTTTCAATGTAAACCTCTCCTTTTCTACCAAATAACGCTTTTGTTCAAGATACTCATGATGTTCCATACCCCTTTTGAATATCGACTAATGCATTAAAAATTCCCTTATTACCTCTTCTACAATCAACTCTATTTTTTTCTTAGTCTCTTCAAAATGACCAGGATTGTGAAAATCTGCTATTGACTCTCGCAGTTCAAGAACAATTTTTTCTTTCTGTTTAATCATTTCCAACGCATCTTCGTAAGGGGTTTTATTGTTCTTGATGTCTAACAGAGTGGAACGTTCAGATTCGCTATAGTACACTGCACCCCCGAAATCCTCAAATCCGCCAATATAGAACCTAATGAATAAATCTAACACTCTATAGGCTTTCATTAGACTCTTTCCGGGCGTTTTTAAATTGGCATCAGCTACACTGTTATTAATTTTATCCGCCTCTTTTAAACTCGATAGAGCCATTCCCAAGCAACACGCTAGTAATCTAGGTAAATTCATCCTTGCGATATCATGCCGTAAAGCATACAGCTTTTTAAAAAACCTCCCTGTTTCCACCGTAGTACCTACCTGTTCTGAAAACAGAACCTCAATATAGCTTGCATTCGATTTTGAAAACAAATTAATTAAACTTCTAACATCCTTTATCTCAACATCCACATCATTACTTGTTATAGATTTTTCAAAGTTTGTTTTGTGGACCAAATCATGAAACGTAGGAATGTAAAATTCCTTCCTATCCACATCTGAGTTTTCATCATTTAATCCATAATTGTGACTACCTACAACTGCTGAAAATAATAAGTTTCGTTCCATTTTTCATTCCTCCGTTTTTATACAAAATTCAAATTTTGTCTTACTTTACATCGACACGTGCTTCACTTTCTTCCCGACTAAATTATTCATAAATTTCTCATCTCTTGTAATTTTCTTGGTATAATTCCCCATAGAGGGGAGGTGATGTTAATGGTAAAAGATTTTGAACACTTCCGTAATGAAGTCATTACAGAAGAGAAATTAAAAGAAATCATCGCTCTTTCTGAAGAACAAGCTAACAAAGTTACTGACGAAAGAGATTTTTTAGTAACTTTTTCAGCCAATTTCTCTTTGCACTTGCTGGCTGAATATCACGAGTGGATAACTCAATCGCAATCCCTTTAATTTTTTTGTCCTCATTTGTTGTACCAGCAACTTGTGAGGATTTTTTACTCTCATCCATTCTCTCGCCTCCTTTTTTATAAAAATTTAATTTGGTCTTACTTTAATAAATCTGAACCTACATTTTTTCTCTATGCTGATTTAAGATAGTCTCTAATGCAATTGCTGTTCCCTCATTCGCAATCCATTGACCACGATAGTAACCTGATAAACCTAAATCTCCAGCATCATACGCTTTATCTGATTCCTTTCTGTTTTCTAGCGCTGATTGTTGCAATTGATTTATATATTCCTTGATTACTTCCTTGATTACTTCCTTCATTATCTTCAGCTCCTTTTTTAATTCTTTCCGTTTCTCACAATCGATTTCTTGAATCGTACTGAGGCATTTTTTCCAGTTCTAATTACTGGTGTTGTTACAGCCTTTTCTATATCCCACTTTCTAGTAATTACTCTTGTCATAAACGTGCTATAGCCGATTCCATTGGGCTTCGCTCGTTCTAACCACACTTTTCCCAAACCTTTTCTTTTTAGAGCTGGTTTCGTAGAGGCCTCTTGATATCCCCAACCACTATTTAATCTACTGTAAAATGTAGCGGCGTTTATGCCATTCGCCTCAGCTATTCTACGCCATTTCGTGTGCACTCCCTCAAACCGGTTATGTCTCACGCTTCTCGGCGTTGCTGTTAATGCTTCTTCTAGATCCCATTCAGCTTCATAAACACGATAATTTAGCGTCTTTCTACTAATTCCATTAGATAAAGCTCTTGCATATTCTTCATCGGTTAACCAGCGATTTAAATCGGCCACCATTCTCCCTCCTAATCAAGTGCCAAAAATTCTGACCTAGTACGATTTGAACAAGTTACCCTAATCTTCTGAATGTATTTTCCGTGCTCTTCTATCGCAGCATTCCAAGCTTCAGCTTCAGTTTTAGCATCAAAACAGTCCATTTTTTGTCGTTCCTCTTTATCGTAAAAATACACTTCAAAGCTTGGATTCAAAAACTTCTCACTGGTGCTTATAGCGTTGTAGCAGAAACTGCCTATCACATCATCAATCGTTAATTGCTTCATAATCGCATCCCCAGTTATTTAATTTTTTCCGTATACGTAGTTGATACGCGATCAACCTTCCCACTTTGCCACGTAATGATTTGTTCACCAAACCCTGTTTCTGGAGGATTCAGCGGAGTAACTTCACCATTTTTGACCACGTAAATTTTATTATCAGAAACATCAATTTCCACTTTCGTAGATTTCATACGACTGAAATCCCCCTTTTCTCGCTAGCTAACTTTTGGTTGCTGTTTACGTCGTAACTCTTGTTTCATTAACTCAAATTTAATTAAGTACGCCTTCCAGCGCTTTTCATTTTCTTCTTGTTGTTGCTTTGCTACTCCACAGTTACAACCTTCCGTTAGAGCTACACCTGAATAAATTTCTTTACGGATGATTCCTGTATTACGGCATAATTCACACATGATTATTCCTCCTTATTAGAATCCTAAATTTGCAAGCCTTTGATCCGCTGTTGTAAATTTCAAAACCTTTGAATCACCTAATAACCGACTAACTGTTTTAGCATCATATTTATTAAAAAGTTGTTTTCCAGTAAAGTTTGTAGTGGTAAATGTACTCATTCCTTGTCTAGCGTTTGATACTGCATATAAAAGACGTTGAATAAAATCCGATGCTTGTCTATTCGAATCCGTTGACCCACTTTCTGCGCCAAGATCATCTAATACAACAAAATCAGCTTGGCCAATTAATTGAACGAAATATTGAAGTGTATATTTACTACTCTTATCATCGAAAGAATCCATAATCATTCTTGTTATTGCTTCTAATTCCACATATAAGCAACTTTTCATAAGGTGATAGTTTTCTTCTTCCTGACTGATATCCCAGAAATATTGGTTTAATTCATGAAGCATGCTGTATGCTAAGAAACTCTTTGCCGTCCCTTGATTTCCTGTAAATACAACTTTTCTAATTTCTCCGTTCTTTAAATCCTCTAAAGTTTCTTTTACAGCTTTCTTGTGACTAATCGTTTCATCACACCCGGTTCTGTAATCAGATAATCTTGAAAGAGGAATTTTCTTATTTGTAATAACACTAGCCTTTTCCAGCATGTTAAATTTCTGCAAACGGTTAATTTTTTTATAGTGAGCATTAGCCTGTTCTTCTAAAACTTTGTTGTTTTGTTCAACTACGCATCTAGGGCAAACAACTTGTCCTTTGTATTCAATCATTTGAACTGGCTTAATGATTTTTTGTCCACCTATTTCATAAGAATGATTCATACATTGATCAGAATGGTAATTCACCTTCGATTCCAGGGATTCTGCCAGTTTTTTCATTGGTGTTGCCATTTCGTTTCGCTCCTTTTTTACCTTTGTTTTTAAACTCTATTTCTGCTGCATTAACATCAGCTAAAGTACAAATGTTTTTATTAACCCACTGTTTTAAAATCCCCTCCGCATAATTCCATTTCTTCTGCTGTTTCAATGCACGCTCCATAGCTGCTTGTACAAGTTCTTCGCTTGTATCGTTTACCCATTGCGAAATACTTTCGGCTATGAATGAATTTAAAATACCGAAATTATTTTCGTAGAAAGAGAAGATGCTACTACTACTTTGTATATTAGTATTTTGTTTATTAGTACTTAGTTCTTTAGTACTTAGTAGCGGTTGATTTTCTACTGGTAGATTCTCCACCGGTGGATTTTCCACTAGTTGATTTTCTACTAGTGGTTTTTCGACTTGTGGTACTTCGTATATAATCATTTCCCATCTGCTAATCTTTCCATCTTCTCCTTTAATCGGGAATCGTTTAACATAACCACATTCCTTTAATTCCTTCATTCCAGCTTTCAAACTTGCTATCCCATCCTTAGAATGTTTTGTTACTTCTTCCATATAGAAAATCCAATCATCTGGAAGTGTAAGAATATATGCTAAAATCCCTTTCGCTTTCCAACTTAACCTTGTATCTTTAAGACCTGTATTATTTATTGTCGTGTAGTTCTTATCTTTATTAACTCGAAAAGTAGCCATTCATTTACCTCCGAATACAAATTGCAATATGTGCTTGCCCACTATCGATAATTCTTTGAATCTCGTAATGCGGGTAACCAACACTGAAGTATTGCTCAATCATTATTTTTAATTCATCTTTGCTCTCTGCTAAGTTCCAGAACTTATTAGGTAATAGCACTTGATATTCATTAAAATCCATGCACTATTCTCCTACTTTCTGTGGTATACTTATAACAAGTGTTTTTTCTTAGAGGACCCACTGTCATGGGTCTTTTTATTTTGTTTTACATCACTCCAAGCCCATCGTTTTATCGGTTCGTAAGTAATGTAAAGTAACGATGCACTGCACCCGATAAACATTGCGAATACTGCTAATGATGTTGTATCTTCCATCATGCTGACACCCCATTTTCTAGCCAATTAAAGAATGCATCCCTTGGAACCACCTTCTTACGCCCGATTTTCACTAACGGGAATCCTTTTTGATCCATAATGTCGTATGCCTTTCTTTGCGAAATTCCTAATACTTCTGCTACATGATCTACTTTCAACATAATTGGATAATCATTTGTACTATCGTAAGTAACTGGGATAGCATCTAATTTTTCTATTGCTGTTTGTCTTGCATCTTCTTTATTGAAACGAAGTAACTCAATCGCCTCCCAAAATTCTTCATCGCTCCATCCTTTTTGAGCTGAAAACTTTGTGACTGCTAATGCTATTTGAACTGTTGTATTCTTCATTTTTTATATCTTCCTTTCTTTTTATAAAATTTTAATTTGATAATCTACTAAGCTTTCTTCTTGTATTTAGATTGCCTCCTTATCCATTTCTGGGATAATTCCTTGTTTCGTTAGAATTTCGTGGATAAAGATTCTTCCTTTTTGTGTCCAACGTGTATTCATTTTCACTGAACGACTACCATCTGAATGTGTAACATCAACTGTCTTTGATTTTGTGTATCCTTTGTTTTGATGCTTTGAGTAAAGCAACCATTGATCGTTTACTTTGTATTGAATTTTCTCTTCTTTTAAGATTTTATTTAGCCTCATTGCTGATAAACCGTAATCTGCTGCTACTTGTGAAACTGTTACTGTATCTTGCGATTGAAGAATTTGATCTAGGTATGTAATCTTTGATGCGTTTTCTGCAATCTGTTGTGTTAACATAAGATTCTTTTGTTCTGCAATCTGTCTAGCTTGTTGTTCCTGCTTCAGTTGTGATGCAAGACCGATAATTAAGTCTGGATCTTGAAGTAGAGCATTAATTGTGTTTGGTGTCATGTATGCTCCGTGCTTTCTAATAGAAGGGAGCACTTCAATAGCTAACCAATCTTGAAATTGCTCTGCAATATCGTTGCTTGCTTTAAAAGCTAGCTTGTAAACTATCGATTCAGGTATTAGATCACCTTTCCCCACTTGTGGGGAATTTTTAGGAAGGTAAGAATTCACCCTATCCCATCTCACATACACTTTGTCATTTTTAGTTCTCGCAATCCCTAAGCTTTTAGCAACTTGTTCTACATCGAACAACACTTCGCCATTTTCGAATTTTGCTGATACCTCAAAAATTTCATTTTTAAATTTTTTTAGTTGGTTCATACTTCCACCCCTCATTGTTTGTTCGAAAAAATCGAACTTAATATTTAAAAAAAATCAATTTTAATATGATTAAGTTCGATTTATTCAACCTTTTTAAAAAGATCTTCCACAGGTACTGAAAATACTCTAGAAATAGCAAAAGCCGCTTCTTTACCAGGTGATTTAGTACCCTTAACATATTCGCAAACCGTGCTTTTAGAGCGTTTTATCTCTTTTGCTAGTTGTATTTGTCTCATTTCATTTTCATCAAGCAAAGCTGACAATTTTTTGTTGTCAAAAATCATTTTCCTGTTCACCTCGCTTACAAGTAATACTATATCAAAAAGTTCGAAAAAAGGGAACTATTTTTTTGAAAGTTTTTCAATTATTTTAAATCCATTAATATAATTATTGTAATTTATTACCCAAGAAAAGTTTGCCCTGAGCGAACTTTTATAATAAAATGAACTTAATTACTAAAACACTAATGAAGTTATTTATTAACTGATCGTATATAGGATTCAATTTAAAGAAAAGGGTGGATTAATTATGCGTGGGGATAGGGTAAAGCAATTAAGGAAAGAAATGAAGTGGACACAAGAAGAATTAGGGAATCGTGTGGATTTAAAGAAATCAACAATATCAGAGATAGAGAACAACAAAAAAGATGCAGGAAGAAAAGCAATTACTAATATAGCTACTGTTTTGAATTGTACTACTGATTATTTGTTAGGATTAACAGATGATCCGCGATTAAATGAATCTGAAGACACTAAAACAGATGATTTAGCAAAAAAATTCGCCGAATTAGTAGCTGATTTACCAAAAGAAGAACAAGAAAACGTTTGGAAACAAGCTCTGATGTATGTTAATTTCACAAAAAACAAGAAAAATGATTGATAAAAAAAGGCTAACCGTCAATGGTCGCCTTTTTTATTTATATTACTTTGCTTGTAAGAAATTTAATAATTCTTCTGCAGTCCCTTCTTTATTTTCTGAAAGCCAAACCTCCGCTAATTCTCTCAATAGCTCTAATTGATCTTGTGTCATCCCCAACGTCCTCCAATATCTTCATAATAATTTGTGAATAGATTCACATTGGTTGAACTTTACTATATTTTTTATCAAAAGTTCAATAACCCCGAAAATGAATAATGACGCCTTCTGCAAGAGAAGACGTCATTATTATCTATTTATTAAATTAGACCCCTGTGCCAGGGCCCATTTCTGAGTACAATGTAATTTGTGTCTGAGCTTCCTTAGCGACTTGTTTTGTTTGCTCTTTTTTATCAACTGGAGTCAATAAGAAACCGCCAGCTAATGCTACGCTTGTGATTAGCGATAGTATTTTTTTCATTCAGCATCACCCAACTAAATTATAGCATTTGTGGGACATTATTCCTAGATATTTCTTCGGTAAAAATGAATAAAAAATATTTTGAGATTGCTCGAATAAATATAAAGCGTCACTCAATATTTTTTTATCATTTCCTTTCGCAAGAGCAAGGTAGAATGTCTCGTACGCATCAAGGTATCCCTTTTCTTTTAAAATTTCCATTAATATCTCTAGAGCTCTTTCATTATTACCTTTTTGAATTTCTAAAAATGCTTCTTCTGATTTAACTATTGGATTAATACTATTTAAATCCACTTTCCAATAAATCTTTAAAAAGTCTATAGTATTTAAAAATAGATTTTTACGTGCTGTTAGCTGCAAGCCAGGTCCTTTATCAATTAATTTTATTGCTTCTTCCAAATAAAATAATGCTTTCTTAAAATCTGTAAATATATAAGATTGACCTAAAACCCCATAAGCTGTAACCCTAAAAACAGGAAAAAATTTTTCCGAATTAATATCATTCAAAATTTTATAGCAATACTTTCTCATTTTATCAATTTCAGCACATGTAAGGAGACCGTACACTATTACTTCTTGTATCTTGAATTCGAGGAAATCCCTTATGTATTTATCCTCTATACCTTTTGCTTTCTCAATAAGCTCGTCAGAAAGCTTGTTCATTTCTTTATAATTCTCTTGATCATACTTGACGTGTAACATAACTATGCCACATAAGACTTCCATTTCTAATGTTTTGTTTGTAAACTCGCTGGTCGCTTCATCAAATTTATCTAGCAGTTTATCACCAGATAACTTGCCACAATATCTTAAATAGAGCAACTCACATACAATAGCCCATTCGCAATTTTTAGTGTTTTTTTCTTTTATAATTAGTTCGCTTAAAATATCAAGTTCACCATGGGACAATAGATAATACATTGCAACTTTCTTATTTGCAGGCCTTTTTAAAACCTTCGAATACTTTCTGCAAAATTCTCTTCTAGCATTTATCTCGTAAGGGTACACTTCTTTAAGCATCTCGCCACACTTATTAAAGAGTAATTGATGCTTCCCCTTTAAAAACCTAGATAATGTGGCAGGATCAATTCCCAACTTTTTCACCAATTTATTTCGGTTGATGTTTTTACTGTTCATATCATCGGATAACTTGTTCAACACTTTCCGCATAAAATTGCTCCCCTTCGTTCGGAACATAAAGACACGTAAACCCCATTTTATTACATATAAAGGAAAAACGTGCCACTATCAATCTAAGTTGTGTTATAATTATGTAAGAGATCCGCGACAATGTTCCCTACCTGGTTTAGGGGGCAGTGTAAGAGTGTGGCTAGCACTACTTACACCGTGGGTCTTTTCTTACGTCCGTTTATTTTATTCTTTTCAACCTTTGATATCAATGAATTTAAAGCTATATAGATACTGTAATTATAACACGTATATATATGTTACTCAGCCTTCATAAAAACTTTCTCAACAATTGTTCCTCTAAAAAATAAAATTATTTTCAAAATTCTAATATCAAAACATATTATCATAATTGGTTGAGAACGAAACCATCCAATTATCTATTTTTTCGCCCCCCCAATATTATTTTTGAACCTAATTTATACAGAGTACACATTAAAAATCTCATATACATATCTTACCACAATCAAGAACATTAGTTCTTAATATTTTTGTATTGATTTTAAAAATAACTTTTAATCATAAAAAGATAGTATGTATAACTTTTGTGGTATACAAACACTGAAATTACTATACTCAAAATATGAATACAATTGGGAAACGAATCAAATATTTTAGAAAAAAATTAAGTTTAACACAAGATGAATTTGCCGAGAAATACGGATTTAGTATAGGTCAAATTAAACATTGGGAGACAGATCGGCATCAGCCAGATGTGGAAAGTTTAAAGTGTTTGTGTTCAATTTTTGGAATTTCAACAGACACACTTATCGGCTTCGAGAACGAACAAAACGACCCATTACTCGATTTACTATTAAGTGATGTCCAAAGAACCTACAATGACTTGGACGGTCGTCAGCAAGGTCGTTTTGCTAAACAACTATCTTTGTATGTCGAAATGCTACGTACTAACAAAGATATACTTTGAATTACCTTTTTCAGAGAGCTTTATCCTCTCTTTTTTCACATTTATAACCAGGAAACTGTAACTATTTGGATTAATCCGTTTGAGTATATAGTACATTCAGCATGTTAAACAAACCAGAGGTAAAATATTCTTATAAAGTAATAAATTAGTTAAATGATGGCTGGTTTTGTTGGTTCTATGCGGTTTTTTAGAAATATGCAATATTACATATCCATTAATTGTAATACAAACCATGTTTTACTCGTATTCATCCGCATAAAGAGGTGCTATAATTCGCTTTGACTAACTGCTACGAAAGCTCATGCCATTGCTAACGTTTGCAGTTTATCATCCACAACTAGGGTAGACTCCCTAGATTGCGGTACATGCCGCATCCCTTAACAATTTGTTAGGGGATTTTTTATTTTCATTCGACAGGATATTACAATATATAAATAAATTGTTTGTTATTATTGTGTGGAAATCTTACATTTATCAACAAATTGTTATTGTATTTTTAATTTTATAAATGTAAAATATTTCAATGTAACTACATACCATTTGGAAAGAGGGAGAAATTTATGAAAAAACTATTAGCTTCAGCAACAGCATTCACACTATTAACGGTTGGGTACAGCTCTGCTGCATTTGCAGCCAAAAGTCCCAATGATACAAAAAACTGCGAACATTTTAAAAGCCAACAAGAAGCTCAAGCATTCTGGGATCAAAACGGATATAGTGTTGGAAATGATCCACATCGTTTAGACAATGATAATGATGGTATTCCTTGTGAAAATTATAAGTATCCAAAGAGCACAAATACTACAACAGAAAACAAAGAGACTACTAAGCCTCAAGAACAAGTTAAACAGGAAGATACTAAAAAAGAATCTGTAAAACAAGAGGATTCAAAACAAAACAACCAGGCAACAAACAGTAAACAAGAACAAACTAAGCCACAAACAACTGCAAAAGAAACAAAGCAAAATACTAATGCAGTTGTGAAAAAAGAAACTAAAAAACAAGGTGAAAAATTACCTAATACAGCATCAAACGGTGTTACAATGATGCTAACAAGCTTAGGCTTAGCGTTAGTTGGTTCTGTATTAATGTTCCGTCGTAAAAAGACAAACTAGTAAAACAATTCCTTAAAACGGCAGGAGAAATCCTGTCGTTTTCAAATGGAGTGATAATAATGAAAATAAAACAATGGATAGGCTTATGTATAATTGTACTTGGAATTTCTATTTTTTCTTCTTATTTTATAGAGTGGTATACTGCTAGAAAATCAGCAAAATCTCTAACATCTAATGAAATAAAAAAATATCAAGCCACTACACCAATTAAAGAAATTAATAGAAATATTATCAACAAAACAAGAACTTCATCAACTGAACAAAGGCCTATCCAAATTCCTGCTTCCGAGATAAACCATCAATCAGGAGAAAAAGTGGCATATTTAATTATTCCTAAAATAGAAAAGAAGTACTCTGTATATTGGGGAGCTGACGATGAAATATTAAAAAAAGGCGTAGGTATGTTTGTTAGCGAATTAACCACTACACCTTCTGGAAATGGACATACGGTTTTAAGTGGGCATCGGGATACAGTTTTTACTGAGCTCAATCAATTACAAAAAGATGATCAGCTTATTGTAGAGTATGAAAATAAAACATATACATATAAAGTTGAAAAATATTGGATAACTGACTCGGAAGATCGAACGGTTATTGTTCAAAAAGAAAATTCTATATTAAGTTTAACGACCTGCTATCCTTTTAACTATATTGGTGATGCACCAGATAGATATATCATTGAGGCAAGTTTGGTTTCAACTTCATAAGCACAACATAAAATGCTTTATACACATTATTTCCTTAATAAAATATTGATTTAAATCATATTTCTCAACCCAAAATATAGATAAATATGGTAACATGGGATTTGGATAAAATTCTATCCACTCTCTTATCATTAAAAGTATCGTGGTTATCAAGTCGGAGGAAGGCACCTTAGGGTGTCTTTTCTTTTTTGTACATTATATCCATTATGTAATCTTTGATTTTTTATGTGCATCTGATATAATTACTGTATTAGTATTATAGTAATGCCTTGTGTATATAATAAAAGAAGAGATGCTGGACACATCTCTTCTGGTAACTGCTACCGTAAGGTGGATAGTTGCTAATCAAACTTATTTCTTAGTTTTAGAGCTACCCTGCTTCCTACGGCGTTGGGTGGCTCTTTTACGTTTTTTGCTCATTTTGCTAACCAGCTTATTTCCATAAGCCGTAACAAGGATTGTCAAAAATACTTTCAACAAATCCTGTAGCAAAGACAGTAAATATTCCATCATAGGAGTCACCTCCTTTCCCTCTACATAAAAAGAGAAAGGACAGCAACCAACCACCCCACGTTATACAGTTAAACCTATTCTATCATACTCATACAAACTCACCAATATAAAAAATCCCTACACATATATAAGGATCTAAAATACTAATTTTGTATCAATAAAAAAAGCCCACAAATTTTGTGGACTTAGATGTATGGATACGTATATTTTACCATAAATTTTTATTTTGTGGACCTTCATAAACTCTCCGCTATCTGCGTTGACCCAAAAATAAGATTATGGTATATTTGCACTAGAATCACCACTGTATAGTGAATATATATTTACTATATATTGAGTATGACACTTATCTGAATTGCATAGAATAAAAGAAGAGATGCTGTAACATCTCTTCAGTAACAGCCGCCATCAGGTGGTAAGGTTGCTATTTATTTTCTTCTAGAGCTACCCTGCTTCTGACGGCGAGGGGTGGCTCTTTTACTTTTCTTAAACAAATTGTTAGCAAACTTATTTGCATAAGCTGTAACAACTATAGTTAGGAATACCTTGAGTAAATCCTGAAACAAAGAAAGTAAATATTCCATCATAAGGGTCACCTCCTTTCTCTCTAAAATAAAGAGAAAGGATAGCAACCAGCCACGCGACGTATACGGTTGAATATAATTTACCATAAAGTAACTCATCTGAGTTACTTTTTCCTTTTTCTAATACTGGAATTATCTGTACTATTCGAATAATATTAGTTCAAGGAGGTATGGATAATGAAAGGATATTTTAGAAAACGCGGTGAAAAGTGGTCATTTACAATTGATATTGGAAGAGATCCCCTTACTGGAAAAAGAAAACAAAAAACGGTATCAGGCTTTAAAACAAAGAAAGAAGCTGAAAGAGCATGTAATGAACTTATTCATCAGTTTAATACAGGGAGTCTAGTTGATGATAAGAATCTTACTCTCAGTGAATATTTACAGGAATGGCTTGAAAACACAGCTAAGCAACGAGTGAGAGATACTACATTTATCAATTATAGACGAGCTGTAAATAGTAGGATTATTCCTGTAATCGGCTCACATAAACTAAAAGATTTAAAACCTCTACACGGACAACGATTTGTTAAATCGCTAATCGATGAAGAATTATCGCCTAAATATATTGAGTATATTTTTGTGATTTTAAAAGGGGCATTAGAAGATGCTGTTAAATGGGAACTTTTATATAAAAACCCATTTGAATATGTAGAAATCCCTCGCCCACGAAAAGTGGTCAATAAGACGTGGTCAATTGAGGAGACAAAAACATTCTTAACATATGCTAAATTTGACAATCCTATTTACTATCATTTATTTTTACTTGCACTTAATACTGGCATGCGTAGAGGTGAATTACTAGGTTTAAAGTGGAAAAATGTAGATTTAGTTGAGGGAAAGATTAGTGTGACTGAAACTCTAATTTACGATAAATTCGGTTTTCGATTTACAGAACCGAAAACATCGGGTTCTAAACGATTAATTTCCATTGACCAAAGTTTATGTAAAGAGTTGAAAAGTTATAAAGCAAAACAAAATGAATTTAAATTAGCTATTGGTAAAGCTTATGAAGATAATGACTTAGTTTTCAGTAGAGAAGACGGTCGACCAGTCTATCCAAGAACACTAACTACTGTCTTTGAAAGGTTTACAAAAACAGCACAAGTTCCTAAAATTAGATTCCATGACTTACGACATACTCATGCCACACTTCTTCTTAAATTAGGTATTAATCCGAAAATCGTAAGTGAACGATTAGGACATAATTCCATTCAGACCACATTGGATACCTACAGTCATGTTACATTAGATATGCAAGAAAGTGCCACTATAGCACTAAGTGAGGCGTTAAAATCATAA